GCCGCGCTCGCGATCGATCTCAAGAAGGGTGTCTGGCACGACCACGAGCGCGGCGTCGGCGGCGGCGTGCTCGATCTGATCCGCGATCGGGAAGGCCTCCACGACAACAAGGAAGCGCTCGACTGGATGGAAGAGCACGGCTTGTTGAACGGCGGCAAGAAGCCAGCATCGCCACTTGGCAAGATCGTCGCGCGCTACCCGTACCGCGATGAGGCCGGTGATCTGTTATATGAAGTCGTCCGCTACGAGCCGAAAACTTTCCGTCAGCGTCGGCCTGATCCGAGCGACCCCTCTGGCTGGGCGTGGTCCGTCAAGGGCATCAAGCAGGTTCCATATCGCCTTCCCGAGCTGATGGAGGCGATCGCGCTTGAGCATACCATCCTGATCGTCGAGGGCGAAAAGGACGTCGAGAATCTGGTCAAGCTCGGCTTGGTCGCGACTTGCAATACCGGCGGCGCTGGCAAATGGGGTAAGTCCAACATCGACGAATACTTTCGCGGCGCCAACGTCGTCATTATCGGCGACGTCGATCCGCAGGCGCGCGACGAAAAGACCGGTGAACTGCGCTTTCACGCAGACGGGCGGCCGGTTCTTCCGGGGCAGGATCACGCCGCCGACATCGCGCGCCATCTGTCCAGCGTCGCGAAGAGCGTGCGGATGGTCGATTTGTCGAAGCATTGGCCGACGGACATCCCGCCGAAGGTTGATATCAGCAAATGGCTGGCGCTCGGCCACACGCGCGAAGACCTCGACGTGCTGATCGCAAAGGCGGAGGACTGCGGTCTTGCCAAGGTCCATAAAGTCTTCCGCCACTGGCTCGGCGACGACTACGACATGGACTCGCTGGATGCGGTGCTGGCCGTCGCCGCATGCGAACGGCTGCCCGGTGACCCGCCTTGGCTGCTGATCATCTCGGGCAGCGGCAACGCGAAAACCGAAACCGTACAGGCAAACACCGGGCTCGGCGCGCACGTCGTCTCGACCATTTCGAGCGACGGCGCGCTGCTCTCGGCATCGTCTCGAAAAGACAAGGCGAAGAATGCAACCGGCGGCCTGTTACGCAAGATCGGCAAGCGCGGCATTCTCGTTATCAAGGATTTTACGTCGATCATCAGCGCAAGCCGCGAGGTCAGGGCGGCGATCCTCGCGGCGCTCCGCGAAATTCACGACGGGCGCTGGGTTCGCAACGTCGGCACCGACGGAGGCCAGACGCTCATTTGGGAAGGCCGTATCGTGGTGATCGGCGCATGCACCACGGCATGGGACACAGCGCATTCCGTGATCGCCACGATGGGCGACCGCTTCGTAACCATTCGGCCGGATTCCCATCAGGGGCGCTTCAGTGGCGGTTTGCGTGCCGTGCGCAATACCGGCGGCGAGATCGCGATGCGCAAGGAACTAGCGGAAGCCGTGGCCGGGCTCGTCGGCCGGATCGATGGAGACACCCCTTATTCCCTGACCGAAGACGACGAGATCTGCATCGTGCGGGCGGCCGAGGTGGTGACGCTGGCTCGGACCGCCGTCGAGGTCGATTATCGCGGCGACGTAATCGACGCCCTCGACCCTGAGATGCCAACCCGGTTTGCCAAGCAGCTTACCCAGATCATGCGCGGGGCGATCGCCATCGGCATGGCGCATGACGCCGCGCTGCGGCTGGTCATCCGCTGCGCCCGCGATTCCATGCCGCAACTGCGGCTGATGGTGCTGCGCGACGTGGCCAACAACCCGGATTCGCGCGTGATCGAGATCCGGCGGCGGCTGCAAAAGCCCCGCACGACCGTCGATCGCGTGCTCCAAGCCCTGCATATGCTCGGGTTGTTGGTTTGCCGAGAAGAGGAAAAGGAGCGCGGAGGGCAGGTCATACAGCAGCGCCACTATCGTCTGGCTGACGATGTGAGCCTCGAACCGCTTTTCCGTACCAGATTTGGCAATATCCCCGAACACCCTTTAAATACACCAGTACATACCTGTACTGACTATTCTGGTACAGGAACTGAACGCCGCGAGGCTAGCGGTCGCCCGGAATCGCCGCCAGCCACCAACGAGGCTAGGGACCCGTCCCCACGCGCTTCCTTCGACCTGATCGGTCTTGAGCCAATCCACCCTTGCGCCCAGTGCGGCACGCGCGGCGATGCCGAGGTCTATCTGATCCGGTTCGGCACCAAGAGCGCGCCGCTGCACGAAGGGGGGTGCGCGTTCACCTACTTCGGCGTGGGTGGCCGCGTGCGGATGAGGAGCCCGGTCCGAGATGATGGGGAGAGAATTTGACTACGCGAAGCCAGACATAACCCATCAGGAGGAAAATCGAATAGCATGTTTCCCGGAGAACACCCCATCGAACTGTCGGGCGACGGCCTGATGCGCCAAGCCTCGATGACCGCCGACGAATACCTCTGGCGGGCAATCGAGGACATCGACAAGCGGCTCGGCAAGGGCTACGCGAAGGCGCACCCCGAGCTGATCGCGGCCTATATGCAAGCGGCCTCGACCGACTGCGCCGGTGCCATCATCGCCCAGCAGGTCCGGGCCGGTCTTGATCGCATTGCGGAGCAGATCCAGGCCGCGAGCGAACAGCTCGACGTCGGTCGCCGCACTTGACCGGCAGCATCCACTGGCTTTGATTTCACACCTAAAATGGGTGCCTTCGGCCTGCTCGACGATTGCCACCACATCCGCGTCCCCGGCGATCGCATCGTCGAGGCGAACCCGCGTTTGGATATCTGGATGCTGCTGCAGTGTGGCGCACTGACCGAAGGGACCACGACAGCGCTTCGATGGGGGGAAAAAGGGAGCCAGCTCCTCAGGCGCGCCCCCAATATTTTCGTCGACGGGAACCCGATCCTCGTTGTCTGGGACGAGCCTATGTCCGGCGTCGGCCGTTGCTGGTTCGAGTGTCCGCGATGCAGCCAGCGGTGTCGGCACATCTACGTTCGCCAGCTGGCCTGCCGGCGCTGTTCCAGACTCGATTACAGCTCGCGGCACCTTCATCGCTCGGTCCCTGGACTCAATCGCCTGCGCTATCTGCGCGGCAAGCTCGGCCTCGAGCTGCGGCCATTTGCGCCAATCCCGCCGCGGCCGAGCTCGCACACCCGCTATCATCGGATCGTCGCCGAGATCCACGCCCTCGAGGCGGGCCTCGTCGGTCACCTGATGACCGACATCAACGACGTTCTTGCCCGTCGCCTGCAGAAGCCGAAGTAACCAATTGGCAACTCGATCTTGCTTGATTCCGACCAGCTTGCTACGCATTGACGTTCGTCAAGGTGTAGCCAAGCACAGCCAACCCGGGGGGTTGTTTTTTAGGACGTGAAAGCTCCACCGGCGGAACGACGGGACCCCCTCCACGCGCAACATGCCAATATTTGAGGAACTAACCATGCAGCCCGCCATCGCCTATATCCGCGTTTCCCGCCCGCGCCAGGGTCGCTCTGGCCTCGGCCTGGAGGCGCAGCAGGCCGCGATCGCGGCCTTTGCCAAGACCTACGGCTATCGTATTGCCGAGACCTTCAGCGAGGTCGAGACCGGCAAGGGCGCGGACGCGCTCGAGCGTCGTCCCAGGCTTAAGGCTGCGATCAACGCGGCACGCAAGACCGGCAAGGGCGGCCCTCGCAAGGCGGCGCCTGTGATCGTGGCCAAGCTCGATCGGCTCTCCCGCGACGTACATTTCATCAGCGGACTGATGACGCAAAAGGTGCCTTTCATCGTCACCGAACTCGGCCCCGACGTCGACCCGTTCATGCTGCACATTCATGCCGCGGTTGCCGAGAAGGAGCGCAGCCGAATCTCACAGCGCACCAGGGAGGCGCTAGCCGCCGCCAAAGCCAGAGGCCAGCAACTCGGCAATCCCGAACTTGCGAGACGCAACCGGGCACTCGCCGTGGCGCATGCCGAAACCCTGCGCGCGATCGTGACGCCGCTGGCCGGGCAGACTACGCGCGCGATCGCGAAGGTGCTCAACGACCGCGGCATTCCCACCCCGCGCGGCGGCTCCTGGCAATCGCCGCAGGTGATGCGGCTCATGAACCGTCTCGGGTTTTGATCAATCCTTTGGGGAAAGGATGCTCCAATGGTGAACGACGGCCTCATCGCCCGGCTGAAGAACTGGGTGGCTGTCTGGAACTTCCAACGCGAACACAGCCCGATAAGTTCGCGGTCATCTCTGCTTGAGACGCTGCGGTCCAACGTCAACGCGTGGCGTGTTAAGCTGGGCATGACGGCGAACCTCAGCGGGGCGAACCTCAACTGGGCGGACCTCAGTGGGGCGAACCTCAACTGGGCGCACCTCAATGATGCGAACCTCTACCGGGCGGACCTTAGTGGGGCGGACCTCAGTGAGGCGAACCTCTCCCGGGCGAACCTCAGTGGGGCGAACCTCGGTGGCGCGAACCTCAGCGGGGCGGACCTCAACCGGGCGCACCTCAGCGGGGCGAACCTCTACCGGGCGGACCTTAGTGGGGCGGACCTCAGTGAGGCGAACCTCTCCCGGGCGAACCTCAGTGGGGCGAAGCTCAGGGGGGCGAACCT